TAAACACGATTCGCATCTATAAGACTCACTAAAAACTAATTCTTTTAAAACCTTTTCCTTTTTTCCACATACTTGACATAACATTTCAACTTTGTTTACTTTTCTTTTTTGTTTAGGTGGCGATGGCGGCGTTTTACCTATGAGATCTACTGCTTCCACTCCATCGTCTATAAATTTATTTTCTCTAGCTCCTACAGCTACTGGTATCTTTTTACCATATTTTGTATCAATAGGTGTTTTGTTTTCTACTCTGAATTGCTCAGTAATATTTCTACTGTCAAATAACTGTTTTGGATAAACCTTTTTATTGGTTGTTGTCTGTAAAATTTTATCCTCGACAGTGGGTTGCCCAATATCTAATTCAGGAATAGCGTCTAGCATGTCAAGCCCCATATTAATAAGCTCTACGTCTCCAAGAGCTTTTCCTTTTGCAATAATTTTTTTAGCCTGTTCCTTAAGATCGTTCATAACTTTTATTTCTCCCCATGTTTTCAAAAACCTTCATAGCCGTTTCTATTGATCCAATTGTTGCTTCTCCAGCCAGTATTCTAGCCTCAGCTGTTGTTTTAAGCATTTGCAGCTTTAATCCTGATTTATGATTTCTAATAGCTGAATGATATTTCTCTTCCCATTTTGCATATTTGTCATGGCTAACACCTGTAACAATATACCATATGCCTTGTTCTGCCCAAGCTTTAACAGCTTTCTCTCTTGCTATAATGCTTTTTACATGCATAAGATATTGATTGAGCAAGAAGATTGAGGCTTGATAATCTGGAAATGTCATGGATTTTAATTCTTCGCGAGAATAGTTTAGTATCTTTCCTACTTCGTCTGCCTTATCTCCAAAATCAGTTCCATAGTCTATTTTACTCTCTTTAATCCAATTGTCAATATTGTCATGGAATTTTTTTATCTTATCTTCTAATTCCTCCATATCTTACTTCTCCACTCTTCAATAGATTCGTTATGAAACAGTTCTATTAATTCTAAATTATTTATTTCACACCACTGCTTCTTATCTCTATCTCTGGCCTGAGCTTTATAAAAATCCATTTTACTTTTAAAAAAGAAGTTATTAAACTCTGTGTGTTGTTCGCCATGAACTTCAACAATAAGTTTTCTCATAGGAATAAAAAAATCCGCCTTTAGGGTGGATTTTCTAGTTGATGTCTTTGTCCCCGGCAACACTAACTCTTCTAAAATTCTATCATTAGGATATTTTTCCTTTAATAGTTCTTTAGCTCTGTTGTGTAATCCAGACCTTTTTGACGTATCAACAATATTATTACTTGGAATCCATGAATATTCTTGCTGATCCAATCCTATGATTTTCAATATAACATTTCCTTAACTTTAAGTTCAAGCAAAGCATAAAATTCTGGATGTTCACCAAGATAATTATATACTTTTTCCTGTCCCTGAAGTTTAATCTTTTCACTCTCGATAAAATCTAGATTATACCATGACCCAGCAACTGAAATTAATCCAAGATCAATAGCAATCATAAGAATCTCTTGAACTTTATCAATGCCATGACCAAACCTAATCCAGCTTTCACAGGTCTTATATGGTGATCCAATAGAAGAACATAGCACATCCCATGTTACTTTGAGACCGATAACATTCTTATTCTCTTTAGAAGACCCCGCTGCTTCCCAAGGTGCTACTGTCTTGACTTCCATGCGAGTATCTGCTTGGAATTGGATCTTAACGCCACCATCGGCCATTTTTGACTTGCCATAGCCACTTGTGTTAGTAATCATGTGCGTAATAAGAATAATCAAGCACTTTTGATTAGGAACTGTTTGCCCTAACTTCTTAACAAAGTCAGAAAGAATCTTAGGTAGCCCCGGTCTTGTCATTCCGCTAATATCCTCGTCAAGATCTCGCAAAGGAATAAGTGATGAGATGGAATCAATTACTAGAACACAACCCTCATTTTCTTTCGCGGCTACGAGTTTTCTTGCAATGTCAAGAAATGTTTCTGCTGCCAATGGCTCATCGCCAGAACGAATGACCTGAACTTTAGATGGATCAATTCCCGGAACCTCAAAGTTCATCTCTTTTAAACGACCCTCAACGTCAAGATAGATGATCTTACGACCAAGAGCTTGACAGTTGGCGATAATCTGCATAGTTGTTGTGGTTTTTCCGACCTTTGGGGGGCCGGACAAGATCATCCAAGAACCCTCTTTAACACCACCGCCGAGAGCCAGATCAATAGCAGGACTAATTGATATGGTTTTGTAATTTCTCTTTGTCTCAAGGACTTTATCTCCTGTAGTAACGTAGTCGCCATACTTTTTTATAAATTCTTTATCCATCACAGTTTCAGCCATTTTCAATTTCCTTTAGTCTCTGCAATAGTGTCTTATTTCCAAAAGATTGTCTAGGAGTATAGACCAACTCCTTAACTTCTATTATCTCAATTGTATCATGCTTTGGAGCGTTGTCAAGCTCAATCCTAATTCTCTGCAAAGAATTCTTGACGTTCCTAGCCCCTAAAGAAATAGTTTTAATACCCTCTTTAGAATTAATAAATTTCATCATAGCGTCTTCGCCAAACTCTTTGATTAACTTATTTGCTAATCCAATTTGGCGAACGTATATGCTTTTCCATTTACCCTTATTCCAAAATTTATAAGGTAATGTTCCAGCCTTCTCATGCTTCGCTTGTCTTTGACATATAATTTCAGCAACGTATTGTGCAGAAGTACAAAAATCCCCAGTGGATGGGGACTTGTATTTACTTAGATCTGTTCGTTGTTTTGACATGTGCAATTTTCCTCGCACTGTTCTCGTTTTTTATATAGAAGATATTCATTTTCACTTGTAATCATTCGTATTTCTTCGCTTGTTCCAAAGCTGCACTCTGGCCAATAAAATCTTTTAACATGTATTAGGCCATCGTCTTGAACTTGCCCAAAAGTCATAAAAGAATATACGGTTTCACCCGCATCATTTATATCTTTTGCAGCTCCTCTGATTAAAAGTATATTGTCTAATCCATTTAAATCTTTATAGACTGTTTGTTCTGGATTTCCCGGAACTATAACTTTCACTTCAATTATATTTTTATTATTGTTGGCACAATAATTTCTTAACCTTGTCCATGGATCTTTTGCTTCTGGCAAATCAAAGTCTGAAAACACTTCTGTTCCGTCATTTAATATACATTTCCATAGCACCTGTTGCCTCATTAATAAAGATGTTATATGGCTATTATATCCTGTACAAATCATTTTGAGTCCCTAATTTTATGAATACATGATGTTATTCTAGAAGGCATTTTTGATCTTCTTTTTGCAGCGTCCTCGTCTGCTTTCATAGATGCTTCTTGTGTCATTGCAATAAAAGCTGTGTCTTTCTTTTTTGCAAACATCTCAAATGTATTTGGAAGCGTATGAACATTTTCATTTTGCTCATTTGTATTATTCTTAGGAGGCTCAACCTTTGGTTCGTCAGACGGCAACACTACTTTTTTCTTTCCCATATTAATATCCTTTGCTAATATATAATCTTCTGGAATTTGTTAGATGTACTTCTCTTCTTGTCTTTAAATATTTCATATATTCATCATATATGTTTTTATCAACCTTGACAAATTTAAAATCAAATGCGTTTGTTTTATTCATGTCCATGCCATAAGGATCAAATAGTTGTCCTCTGCCGTGCTTTACGAGATAACAATTATTGGTTGTTTTGCCGTCATCGGCTAAAATTTCTACAGTTTTAGCTACTGCTTTATTTTCTACGCACGGCTTACCAGTTTTGTCGTAAAAATTATTTACGTTATTAATAAAATCCCGTACATTAATTTCTTTTAATTCTTCTTGAGACGCTACTTTTGAAATCATTCGCCACTCAAACTTTCTAATTTATCTTTTATCTTTCTAACACATTCCCATTTATCAAATCCAATAACGTGTATTTCGCCCAGATCAGTTATTTCATGATCTTTAAAAAGATCACTACAGTCAACCATTTGAGTATCTATACTATGATCTGCATTCATTTTATGAACATAAATATTAAATTTTATAATTCCTATATGCGGTCCTAGATTTGTAGTTGGTCTTTTTATCATATCTTTCCTGTTTCTATGTACTTAATCTTTTTTTCTTCTGATAGAGATGCAAGTTTTCTAGTTTGAGCCATTTGCTCTTGACATTTTATCTTGTCTATCGTCCCGTCTTCTTCCATCTTTTTCTGTAGCTGTTCCTTGCCCATTTTTTTTGCATTGTATTCCGCAAGCTGCCCCACTGTTCTTATCTCGCCTTTATTTATTATAGCGGGAACCCCGTCTAAAACAACCGATAAGCTTTCAGAATTACAAGAAGGACACACTTTTCTGATCGGCTCTTTTATGCTGTGGAATGTTTCAAAATCTTCCGGGCAATTTGAGCATTTATAATGGTAAATTGGCATACTATTCCTCTAATAAATATTCGTTTGGGTCATATTCTCTGTATTCTTCACCGCTCCATATTAAGAATGTTCTATAACTTTCTCTATATGCAATTCTTTCCTCTTCAGATAATTTAGATTCATCCAGTAGCATTTCATAAAATCTAATAAAATCTTCGTTGATATACAAAGACTCTTGTTTTATATCTTGAGTTTCTGATTCATAATATACTATGGAGCCAATTAAGGCTCCACAGGTGATAGTTATTAATAATGATTTCTTCACTTCAACCTTTCTAACATTCTTCCTATTATTGGATTACGAACAATATCTGTTGCGTCTAGTTCGCACACTCCTACACCTTGCAATCCAAATAATCTTTCGCTAACATTATCTAATCCACCTCTTAGATGCATGGGTAAGTCAGACTGATCGGCGTCTCCATTAATAACTGCTCTAGAATACATCCCTATTCTAGTCAAAAACATTTTAATTTGTTCATATGTAGCGTTTTGTGCTTCATCTAAAATCATAAAAGAGTAGTGAAAATTTCTTCCTCTCATATATTCAAGAGGACACATCTCTATAATTCCAGCTTCCCTGAATTTTGTGAGCATCATTTTACCTAAATATTGCTCCATTTCTTCAAGGACAGGTACTAAATATGGATGTATTTTTTCATCTTTATCGCCCGGAAGATATCCTAAACCTCTACCATTTTCTACTGTAGGGCGTGTAATGATAATTTTTTCTACTTTATTTTCTAATAGCCAATTACACGCTAATCCTACTGCTACAGATGATTTGCCAGATCCTGCCGGACCTGTGCATACTGTAACATCATTTTCAACCATAGAGATAATATAATTTTCTTGATTAATACTTTTAGGTTGAAGTATTTTACGATGTGGGTTAGATACTGCTACGCCTTTAGCTTTTTGAGCTTCTTTTCTAATTCTTGATCTTGACATATGATTTTTCTCACGATACTGTGAAAGAACCGTTATTGTTTTTGTACGTATACCGATAAGTTGAATAACTGCTAGACTGCCCCGCATCACCTCCTGTTCTTTCGATGCCAGTTAAAAAATTCTCAGAACCTAAGTTTATTGTCACGCCTCCAGCTGAAATAACTATAGATCTATTATTTACTGTATCATCTATTGCTCCACTAATAGCATCTGCAACTGATGTGTGTGCATACCCTCTATCTAAAATTTCAAATGAACAAGACACGTCTACTGGATATGATAAATATTTACCTTTGATAGTATAAAAATTTCCATAAGTTGGAACAAAATTATAATTGGCATTGAATGAAGCTTCTGCGGACAATAGCACATGTCCACCCGACAATAAAGCAGATACTTCTTGTGGAAATCCAGACAAGATAAAGTCTTGTCTTCGCTTAACTATACCCTCTTCGTTAAATCCAACGAATGGTGCAGCTGATCCTTCCATAACATGCCCTGTAAATGTTAATTGCTCTGTAAAAAATCCTTCTGTATTAAATGTATATGAGGCAGACCCCATAACCATATCCGCAAAATTTAATCCTCCACCTCCAGATATTCCAATTGAAAGAGATGCTGTTTGGGGAGGTGAAGAGGTTAAATTAAACCCCGGAAATGATGGTCCAACACCATTTGATAAAAACTTTGAAAAACTAACCTCAACTGTAGGTTTTTTATAAAAGTTTTTTACTACAGATGGATCTCCCATTTTTATTATAGTTGTATTATCAAAATTTCTTGATACGTTAACAGTCTGTACCCCACCAACAGCATTGCCATTGAGGGATACAGAGTGTACATGATATTGGACTAATTTTAAAACAGCCATTAAGTTAATTCACAATTTCCAGAAGCACAAGCCATTGCTTCTTCTAGTTGAGTATCGTCATATTGCTCTTCCACTATTGTGTAATCCACTTCTTTATATTCTCGCTTGAGTTCTGTCCATAGCTTAAAGTTATAAACATCTTTCATGCAATAGGTAAGCTCTTTAACATCGCCTTCAAAATATTTATTAGCAAATTTCTTACATCTTTCGACCCAATCTACTTTTGCTTTACCTTTAATTGGAGTTCCAAGCCCAGAAATGCTATCGCAAGCAGCCCACAAATTGTCTTCCCATAAAGTGAGTGCAACTTCAATTAAACCGCTCACAAACATCACGCCTTCACCATAATGAGAAATCATCTCTGTAGGTAAATACACAGCCGTGAATGGAGCTTGTGGATAATCTTTATCACCAGTAACTGGAAGTAGTGAAATGCCGCAGAAAAATTCTCTATTAGCATAGATAAAATCTTCTACTTCATTCCACTCGTCAGGCTTAACATTGATTGTATTACTTACATTGTGAGTTAGCCAAGGCTTAGTGCAAAGTTCAATATTAGTTCCGGGCAATACCCAGTTCTGTTGAGTTGACTTTACAATCTTAAGTAATTCAATAGCTGTAATCTTATTCTTTGTCTTGCTACCATCTGGGACTTCGATACAGAAGGCGATTACGTCATCGGTCCTATTGGCCGACCAAACAGATTCTTCGCACGCTCTGGGGTTGACTTTATTGAAGTGCTGGTATAATGCCTCCACCTTATTCGCCTGTACGCGACGAATGTAGCGTTTAGCATGATGAGGGTGAATACCACTGGCAGTGCCAAGGATACAGCTAGCAGTGCCTTCAGGCTTGACACAGGTGACTCTCGCCGCTTGATTAATTCCAATCTTCTGGGCGATAGATTTGTTGGTTTCTTTTGCAAGCTCTGCTGCCTTTCGTTGAATATCTGGATTCAAGCAGATTTCAGGCTTTTCTAACCAACCTGTTCCAGATACGCCTAGTAATGCCTCTCTAGCAAAAATCTTTTCGCTAGTCTCTCCTAAATATGGAAAACTATTGAATCCAGCTTGAAGAGTGCCAATAATAGTTACTGCTTTAACTGCATCATAAAAATCTTGCTCAGTAGTAACTTTAGCACAGTTAACTGTAGAAAGATTACAACCTTGCCACCCACTCTTGCCAGTTTCTACATCCACTGGATACATGCCAATTTCAACACATGGATTAACAATAAAGTCTTCATCGTCGGCCCATACAAAACCCGGCTCACCAAACTGCTTAACCGATTGCATTAACTCTGCAAATTGTTCAGGAGTTGTTTTACCCCTTAGAAGAAGTGCCGAGTTATTTGAGCGACCCCGCTGAGGATTATCAGTAAACCAATTGCCAGTTTTAGCTGTAGCCATCTCTTTATCGTCTGGCGAGAAGAGACAAATGGTAGCACTACGGCGCACTCCACCACTAATAACAGCATCGGCAGCGTGCATAACAATATCGTATGCTTCGATTGATTTAAGTCTACCATCTCCTCTATTAACTGCATTGTCTAGAACTTTCTTAATATTGCCAAGAGCTTTCTTTAGTGGTTCTGCCCCCGGAGCTTTTCCACCTCCAGAAATTCTCGTTCCTTTGGCTCTGATCTTGTCGAAATTAAACTGAACTTCTTTTCCGTTATATTCTGGAAAATCAGTTTCACCTTCAAAATATGAACTGAGCAACACTCCAATTGCATCGCTCCAACCTTCAATTTCATCTGGTACTGTATATTTTACTTTGCCAGATCTTTCTTTAGATAAATTAGGCAGTTTTTCGATATGTTTTTTCTGTACTGAAA